CTAAGAGAACAATATCATCTTCTGACATACCGTGCACAGAAGGAAAAGTTATGGTAACAGCAGTCTCAGTATCAGTGGTTGAAAAATCGCAACCGGTGATGGTATTATTGATGGGATGAATGTCATGGTATGTTCCCCCTGAATAGACGTATAAAATTCTGTTTGTACCTATTGCCGCATACTTAATCCCAGCATTGTTGTCAAAATGGTGAAGGGCTCGAGCAGCTCCGGTCAATTTATCTTCCCCTAGCTGGTCCCAACCCCCCAGTTTTTCAGGGGTACCATACCTAAAACGTACGTTATCACCACCTGTCCACTGCCCTTCGGCACCGGTGGCAGTGACTTGTTTATTAAAGCCTGGTAAAAAGCCTAGTTTTTGTAGCATAGAAAAATCTCTTTAAAGTACAAATATACTACATTAACGGGGAGATCAATACGATTATAAGTAGGCACAGAAGATCTTTTATTCTACATTTTGTGGGAGGAAAGTTTATACCACCAAATAGAAACAGTATATCTTTCCTCTTTACACTCGTTAACTCCGTGGGAATATTTTTGTCCGTTGAATAAGAGGAGACGACCTATTTTAGGAGACACCTTCGTTCCATCTTTAAAAACAGTATATCCCGAAGAAAGAGTGTTGAGATAAGTGACAGAAAATAAAACATTGTTTCTAACTTTATCAGTATCCGTCAAAAGATGGGGAAGATCAAAATGAAAAGGATGAGAGGCTCCGTCATCATGTTTTTTTAATTCTGCCCAATCTATAAATATTTGAGGATTAAAATATTGTTTAACTACTTTTTGTGTTTGGGATAATATTTTTTTTAAAAGCGGATTAAAAAGATAGGAGGTATTGATTACATGGGCACAGGGACCCACTGCCTTTGGGGGCCATTGGCGGACTAAATGTTTATTTTGATGATATATTTTTATTAATTCTTCACATTCTTTAGTAGTTAGAAAATTATCAATAATAAGAATCATTCTTTAAATCTTTCACGCCAAACTTCTATATACCTTATTTCTTTTGAGAAGGAAACTTAAAACCTTTAAACCAACTTGGGAGTCCTGGGAAAGGACGTTGGTCGTATATATTTTCTTTAGCAGTTTTTTTAGTTGTATCATTATAATGTAAAAAAACTTGACCACAATTTTTCCCTGGAAAAGCTTCACGCCAATGTTCTACTTCACATCCAGAATAAAGAAGCATGTCTCCGGGATCCAGATCTACTTTAATTCCCGACATCCCTGTCCTACCCGAAGGCTCCAGATAAACAGGCCAAGGATCTCCTCCTAGATTTAAAGTGGTAGAAACTTCACAAGAGTAACGATCTTTGTGTCGATGCAGCACATCTCCGGTTTTATAAATCCGTGCATAAGAATAAGCTTCTTGTAATTTATAACCGGTTTCTTGTTCCATTTTTACTCGAAGGCCCTGAAGCAGTGTTTCCATAACAACATCACCATAATGAGCATAAGTATTAGGAATTTGACCATCGCTCCATGTTCCCCACTCCGTGGCAAAAGGAGAAATCCATTTGTGCTCCAAAAGGAAAGCTGCTACTTTTCGTTTATTTAAAAAATAAGTATAACAGAACTTGGCCAGTTCAGGAGCAAGGGCTTTTCTTAAAATTTTATATTTATTTCTTTGGTATTCATTCATCGTGTTTTTTATTTTTCATTAGTTGTTTTTTTCTTTCCTCAATTAAAGTTTCTACAAAATCAGTAGGATGTTTTGGACGAGGATGCTGTAGCATCGCTTTAACATACGCACTGCGAGCGGGTCCCATTACATTATGAAGTTTAGGCAAATGAATTATTTTATTTTTTTTGATCATGATGAAATCCTACTATAGTTTTGGGAAAGGCTTGCATATTAAAATGGATAAAACGAAAAGGTTCATAACCATTATCGACCATATATTGATGGGGCAGATATGAATTAAAAAATATTAAACGACCTGGTTTAACTTGATAACTAACTCCCTGAGAAGCCATGGTAAATTTAGTGGGATCTTTTTGAGGCAAAAGATTCATCACCCGTCCTGCTCGGGGATCTTCAAAAACCGGCATCGATGTTTTTTCACTAGCTTTAAGAAAAAAGAATCCCGAGATATGACCATTCCAATGTGTGTGTAAGCTATGGTGCCCTCCTCCATCTTTTGAAAACTCTTGAACCCAAAGTTCAGTAATAAAGATTTGATGATGGGTTAAATCAAATCCTTGACCGTCTAATAAATTCCAGGCTGTTGTGCCAATGTAATCTTGTAAAACTTTAAAGTCAGGATTTCCCATTAAAGTCTGAGAATGATGAACCCATGCATGTTCTCCCTTGTCTCCGAATGTTTTATTTCGTTTTTTAATGGGGCCCATATTACTCTCTCGAGCTTTCGTAATAAAAGGATCAGAAGCTTTATTTAAAGTCTCTACCCATTCAGGTTTATCTGTAAAATAAACAGGAGAAGCAAAATAATGTTCTGTAGTAAGAACATCGGGTTTATTTATTTCTTTTTTTTCAGGCATATTTGATAACGTTTATAAGAATCTTTTGGTTCTATCAAGATTCCACATCTTAAAATCTCCTCATTTCAGTAATAGGATAACGAATATCTTTTGCTGTTATATTCTTGAAAAATGTAATCAAGGTTAAACGATCGTCCTTGTACGCCCCGTCTCCCCTGGACGAATGCCAGTTCGCACCATCAAACAAGACCAGCCTATTAAAATTAGAGCACAGCTCAACCTTTTTAGTAAATGTAGAATTGGCCTCCTCCCTGTATTTTTCCATACGCTTAAGGTCTTTTAAATCTCTATAAAATTTTTTCTTCTCTTCTTCGTACTTAGCCACAGTATTAAAATGTTTTCCTTCATACAAACAGGTACCACTGTCAGAATAATCACTTAAATATATAATCGAAGTAAACTCAAATTTATCATCATTATGCACCCAGCCCTCTTTCCCGTATATTTTATAAGGTACACGCTGAAAATATTGAAGAGCATCCCATGACATTCCATCAAGATTCATGGGATACAACAACGCCATTATCTTTTTGGTTGACCATCGAAAAAACTCTTTATCTACTTCAGGAACAGGAGAAGTTCTAGTGCCCGGCCATTCATTAAGAATATCCTGCGTATATTTAAAGGTCTTTGCTAACTTTACTATAGCGTGTGGGTCTGTAAAAAAATTGTCCACAATTAAAGTAGGCCAGTGCATATTAAGCCTTCTCGGTAGCGTTTATAGAAATACTGACACGATCTTCTTTACTTCTATTTGATTCAACGCTGTGTTTTAACCATCCTGGAAATACATAGAAAGCATTATTTTCTACGGGAAGTGTCCAAGTGATTGAATTATACACTCCATATTCAGTGGTCCATCTTGGAAGCATATAATTGCTGATATCTTTTTCACTATGAAAAACAATGTCCCCACTGTTCTCAGGAACTGAAAGATAAAAGGAGCTAGCGAAACAGCAACGAGGGTGATTATGAATTTGATTATAAGAATCAGGATAATTAATATTGAACCACATATTAGCAATAGTGAGTTGGGCTCTGTAAAAAAATTTTGTTCTCAGTTCATTAAAACATCGCGTGGTCTGTTCTCGTAAACTCTGTAACTCGGGAATATTTAAATCTAAATCAGGACTTTGATATCCTCCTTTATTGCTAAGGGAAACACTGGGATGATTTTTAACCCATTTTCTTGAAAATTTAACTAAAGCACCAATATCTTCGTTTAAAACAAATTTAGCTACAGGAGTTTTAAACATTTCTATAATTTTCATTTATAAAACTTTCCTAAATTCCATATTACTAAACTATATCTTGATCCCTCGGTAACCGGTTTAACTCGATGCCATACAAAAGAAGGAAAAATTACCATCGATCCTTTGGGGCCAATCTCTTTACATATTCTAGTGCTGTCTTCACCGGGATCTAAATTTCTAAAATCAAATTCCAGTTCCCCTCCTTTATAATCTTTTTCATCTGATAGAGAAAGGGTCACAGATAATTTTCTTATTTTACCATGACTCATAGGGTCTTTGGGTTTATTATAAGGTTTGATCCAATTATCAGAGTGCCAATCATAATACTGTCCCTTTTCATATTTAGTAAATTGACACGCTTCAGAACTGCTCCATTCAAAGTTCCAACCGGCCTGGGCATTAGCACTGCGAATAAAAGGATGAAGTTCTTTAAAAATCCAATTTTCACCCATCCAAACAATATTAGAATCTCTTTTCTTTTTTAAGTCTTTAATTTGTTCTTTTTTCAGAGTGAAAGGGTCTTCAAATCCTCCCGTAACACCCCTTTGTTCTTTTAGCTGTAATCCATATCTCACTAGTTCATCACAAATATGATCAGGGATCGCTTTTTGAAAATACCAATAGTAATATTCTAAATTCATTTTTGCTTTATATCCCTATTAAAAGAAAATCGATGAGAGGTAGATCCAACGGAAGATGTAAATATAAAGTCTTTCATTATTGCTAACGAAAGGTATATCAGATTTAAAAAGGAACTACAAAATACTCTATGCAGGTACCCAGGCTAAACTTGAAGGGTCCCAGTTAAATGAGTTTGGTGGGGTTTCTTTATCTGAGGTTTCTTTATCTGGGGTTTCTTTATCTTGTGCGATCCAGCGTAGATTAGCTTCGTCCCAATCAATATCTACATAAGGTTTAGTATCTTCTCCCTCTCCATATGTTTCTATAGTGGGAAAGGTTACTGGAGCTTGCCAGTTATCATTAGCATCTATAGACCAAGATGCAAAAGGTTGCGCATGAATAAATATATCTTTAACAGGATCATAGATAAAACCTATTCCTGCATACTGTTTTCTAAAATTATGATTATAAGAAGTTTGTTTCCAAGTTGTATTTTTACCAGAAAAGTTCGTACACCAAGTTTCACCATCTACATGCATATCATTTTCTCCTAAAGGACCTGCTGCAGTGGAAACATCATTACTTACTACCATAACATATGTTACCACGAGATGGGTATTGTTGGTAAAACCTGTGGGATCTGTTTGTTCTTTTAATTGTGCAAAATGTGCCATATTGATATCTCTATGTTGGCCAAGTTCCAGCTACTTCAGCATCGTATTGTTCTTGCATCGACCATACACCTGAAGCACCCCCTTTTACACCACAAGGCTCAACTACAATGACGACGCCTGAACCTCCCGCCATACCTGGTGTTGGACCCGGACAAGGCTGGTTCGCAGCTTGTCCACCCGGACCTCCTCCGCCTCCTGTATTTACGGTTCCTGCTACTCCAAGTGCATAAGGATAAGGAATTGGGTTTGGATAACCTGGGCTACCTTGAATTCCTCCTTTACCTCCTGTTCCACATGGGGATCCGTTAGGAAAAGCACCATCTTCACCACCGCCACCGCCGCCACCGCCGCCTCCGGCACGATCAGTACAATCTCCTGGCCAGCTACTTGTTCCAACTCCGCCAGCACCCGCGGCAGCAGTGGCGTTTGATCCAGCACCGCCGAATCCTCCGCCGCCAGCACCGGATCCACTGCCTGACGAACCACCATCTTCTCCTTGTGATGGACTTGTTGGTGGAGTATTTCCTATTCCTATGGTTCCATTTTCTCCGTCACCTCCGCCAGAGCCTCCAGGTGAATTTGCACCTCCGCCACCAGCCGATTCGAATTTTGAACCAGTGGCACAGCCACAACATGTGTTAAAACTAGATACGTTTCCGTTTGTTCCTACTTGTAGACCTGGTCCATCCTGGCCAGCTCCACCGCCGCCGACTGTGACTTTATAGGTTGATCCATCAATAGTATAAGAGGCGCAAGTACGATAACCGCCAGCACCACCACCACCACCTTGTCTTCCAACCCCTCCGCCACCGCCAGCAACAACTAAAATATTAGCTGAGGTTGAACAGGCATTGCCTTGGGTAAAACAACCCGGAGCATTGAAAGTTGAAGTTTTAGGTGCGTTTGTTGCAGTTGGATCGTTTGGGGGTCCAATAATTCCGCCGTTAGCCATAAAATTATATTACCTCCTAATCGACTATTGTTTCATACGAGATGAATAGATCTAATTTATTAACCGTAGAGCCGCCACCTTTTAAAATATCGCCTTCCATTAAATAAATGGGAGTGTCTGAAACAACTAAGGTTGAATCAGCGGGTACTGAAATTGTTTTTGCTAGATAAACCGTGGCATCTGCACCAGTTGTGGTAACGCCTGTAGTGCCTGATCCCATACCATCAACCAATAAATTTAAATCATACGCCGTTGTACCATCAACGTTTGCACATGTAATTCGATTAATTTTTAAAATATATTCAGCCGCAACTGTTACTAGAGTTGCATCTAAAGTTGCACTTAATTATTATCCGAAAATCATTGCCATTGCAATAGCTTTTCCTGTTGATGTTTTAGTATCAGCATAGGCTTTAATTGATTGTTGAGAAGCTGTAGCTATAGCAGAATCAGAAGACATTGTATCTTCATCTAAAAATGCTGTACCACTAAGAGTACCATCTAAAACTGGACTTGTTAAAGTTTTGTTTGTTAAAGTTTGTGTTCCTGTAAGTGTAACATCGCCAGTTCCAAAACCAGTATCCACAATATCTGGATTGGTGACATCATTCGCAGTTGCATAAACAATTACTGTAGCAGCATTAGCAATTGCAACACTACTTCCGCTGCCTGTAACATATTTAAAAGTTACTATTTGTGAACCACTAGTTGCGTTTTTAATTATATAAAATTGTTCAACATCAAGAGGGATGGTTACATTTCTGCCCGATGTAAGGGCTCCAGTTAATTCTATAATTTTATTTGCGAGAGTGGCGCCTGTTGATCCATCAGAAACTGCTAGATCTGTATCAGCACCATCGGTTACGGCTTGTGTTGTATAGCCACCGGAAATCTGTTCCATGATATTCCAGTTTGTGTTAGTAAGAGTTCCCCATTCACCGGCTTTTTCGCCGGTCGTCATGAGTTGAACGCCTAAACCTGTATAATTTGATGCCATAATCTTCTCCTTAAGCTGAATGCTCTATATCCGTATAACTAGTGTAACCAGTTATACTAACACTTGTATAAGAAGTATTTCCCGTTATGTCAACATCTTTGTAGTGTAATGGAGAGACTCCCCCTGAACCTAAATTTCCAGTAACTTCAAATCCAGTTACTCCTATCTGCA